TGACGGAAGCTAAAAACTATTATGGCATTTAAACACGAAAACAGAAAAGAAAACTTACAAGAAGACGAACTGCAATATACTATTGCAGAAGTAAATGCAATGGATCCACTTCTTGCACGTCAAATGTATTATCCTGATGCGTCAGATAGTGATATCGGTGCACTTTACGATATGATCGAAGTAATGAAGACTGCTCTTGAAGCAGAAGGTATAACTCTTGACTTCGGAAAGGATCAAGCTATTCTTGATCAGAGACGGGCTGTGAAGGCTCGTTTTCCGAAGAAGGCCTAGGAGCATACTTCCAACCTGAATTACGATCACCTTCGTCTTCGAATTCAGTCATGTTGATTCCATCTTTCGTGGCATCCACTTCGAAGTAAAGACTCTTAAAGACTAACTCCCACATTTGGAGCGTGACCTGACTCATTTGAGTACCGAACTCTTTATCGGGCCAAAGGGTTGTATAGGCTAAGTAGTTCTTATTTAAACGAGCAACTTTAATCTCGCAATCAAAGTTAGGATCATCTTTCTCTCGAATTTCTTGAATTGCTCTTAACCGCTGACTTCCTACGATAGGCCACCAGTTATCCATACAGAGGAAGGGATTATATATCACCGGCTCTCGTTTAAGAGACTCGTATAGAGGTACATTTAAACCTACTACGTGAATATTCTCCTTGACCTTTGGTTGTTCAAGTATCTTTGAAGCAACACCCCAGTGCCATGTATGTTCTGGAAGAGGGAAAAGCTGCGCCGTGTTTTTATCTAATCTATCTGAAGCCATTACTCAATTACAATATAGGAACCATCTTCCGCGGTGATATAAGAACCGCCTTCAGTCGTAATTGCGGTGCCAGTAGTACTACCACCCCCAGTACCGAACCCCTGACCATCTTCTCCAGTTTTTGCACCATACCAGAAGTAGCTACTCACTCTCACAGTCCGATTTACTTTGATGACAATAGCATATAGATCTACCGCGCATTTTATGTTTATCCTAGGTCGCATTAAGTCAGAAATCGACTTACCCGTAACACGAGGAGTTAAAGCAAAAAGACCTATACGTGTATCATCCACACGAGTAAGTTTCTCATACCGAAAAACATTTTTCTGGAAAAGAGCATTATAATCTGTAGTTTCTTCTATTATAGACATAAAGTATCGTGCCCATTCCTCGGGATACCCATTGTATATTTGATACCTCCCACCATCAGGCGGAGTATATCCATTTAAAAAAGAATCACGTGCAATCTCTTCTATATAAGCACGTACATACTTCTTCAATACAAACCCATTTACATCTGGAGTAAGTTCATCCCTTGGTGTAAAATTAGTTGAGATAGAGTGTGACATATTGTTATTTATAACACTTGTTGTATTATGTTTCTAATAGAGTAACACCAGGCTGACCACTCGCTAAATAGTATCGGGCCAATCCCAGTACAGGAATTTTTTTCCACAGATTTCTCTTTATAAACAAAAGTAGCTCCTGATTTTCATCCATGAAGGTATTATACATCTCTTCGGTTACGATTGCTGAAGTGGCAGTGATGTTAGATCCAGCCTTAAGGGGTCGAGGTATTCGGCCGGCTATAATATCGCTCCATGCACCAGGGTCCTCTGCTTCAAGTATACTCGAGCAATTAGCCTTTACGTAGTTATGTAAGTTCTTTATAGCAAGGTTATACAGTTTTGCTCTATTAGTAAGTTTATAGTATCGAGGAAAAATGTCTTTCTCCTTTTTAACCCATTTAATATACTTATCTTGTGTTGTATCGAAGTCTGCTACTCCTCCTGCTGTTTTGCGCGCTGTAAGAAAAGCTTGATAGTTCTTATCCCCTTGTAGCTTCTTTAGGTCTGCTACTACTACTTCAAGATCAGCGCGATGAGTGAGAGAGAACCATGTACCAAATGCTGCAAGAGAGTTAGCTTTAAATATAGCTAAGCCTGATTTCGCAATGACAGGTGTGACACTAAACTTCTCTTGGAATTCGTCTGCAGCAGTATCAGCAGCTTCAATTGTAATTACCTGTTCCGATACCGGTATGTCTTCAATAGGTATTATAGTAGGGAGAGTAGGCGTAGTCGCGATAATCTTTTCCTTATAGGTACCATCCGGCTGTATCTCCGCGAGTATCTCTTGCTCTTTCAACTTACATATATCGAAATCAGGTAATTCGATGCCAGAAACAAACGCCTTTACACCGGCTATTTTATCATCTATATTAGATACTATATTACCCCAGCGTTGTTTAAGTAACTGTACAGCCTTTGTATCTGTTGGATCAAGCGCTGCTAATTGTGACGCAAAGTCCGGAAAACTCGGTAATGGTGGTACTTTTGAGAGTACATCCTTCTTAAGAGAGTCAAGCTTGCCCATTAATTTATCTAAACCTGCCTTATTCACAGCACCGTCGAGTTGCCCCTTTAACTTATTGAGTGCATCGTCGATAGCTAATTCTGGTATAGTAATATCGATACATTTACTTATGTCTATATCTATTTTAGGTAAGGCAGGTAAATTGCTTGTTAGACCATTTGTAGTAAGGGAGCTAGTAACTCCCTCGGTTAATTTACTTATTACACCTACACCACCTATAACACCTGCAGCTAGTGCTAATTTACTCGCAGCATCTCCGCCATCGTTCTTTCTTATGTCTATTGGTTTACCTGTGGACTCGTTAACCTTAGGTGCCTCTTGAGACACTCTTACGATTATATCTGGTGGATTCATACCTGTATAGACTAAACCACGCATTGTACGTCTGCCTGTACCATTATATTGGCCTTTGTCGAATATATCTGCGGAAGTTACGGTACCTTCTGGATCTCGGGTTGGTACAACTATCGCTGCACGGTCGATGGACGCTTTTGAGCCAATATGTATAACAGGGTCTTTATTCAGCAAAGTGCCAGTACCTTCGTCGTATACTATTTTAGATACATGCCACTTATACTCTATATCAGTATTAGCTGGATCACGCATGTAAGAGAATGATTGCCGGAAATTAGAAAAGGTGTAAACAGGATAATTAACTTCTATATATAGATTAGCATCAGTACTACTACCATGTGTTTGCTGGCCAGATATCCACAACGAGGTTTCATCGTTTGTTACTGATACTGGTATAGACAAATAGTTTAAATCTCTCGCGGTTTCTGTATATTGTGATAGCGAAATACCATATTGTGGCGGCTGCAGGCCGATCGGTGCATTAATTTCGGAAAGTGAGTGGCCTTTCGGTGGCTGTATAGTTACAACAGATTTGTGAGCGGTCGTAGCTGGTGCATACTGATATCCGTGTGGCCATTGATACGAAACACCAGTTGGCATATTTTCGAGACTATCACCAAACATAAACATACCTTGACCAGGTGCTCGTCGTGACATGTCGGCTGCTGTACTAGCTATAATCTCTTCACCAAGTGTAATTGTAGGATCGGCGTCTACATCATCTTGCTTCGCGCGTACTCTTACAGTATCTAACTGTACATAATTCGCGTTCGTCGCTAACGAGGTGGCTTTTATGAGTGCGGTGACCTGTTCTTTTCGAGACTCTTCGGTGCGTGTAAGAACTATACCTCCGTATGTTACAGTGCGAGGGTATCCGTTACTATCAAAATTCGAAGGTACTGGTATAATTGACTGTATTTGTAGCTGTACAGTTGTCTCACCAAATTTAGTAGGCTCTTCCTCTCGTGCTGGCATTTCATGTACATAACCTAATGCGATATACTCTAAATGTAATGCTTCGGTGCTTGCATTATAAGCCTGACCTGTATTAGGATCATACATCGTGTGTGGTATAAACGCACCTGCAGAACTATATTGAGTAGTAGTAGTCGCGACCGGTGCTACTTGAGCGACGCTGCTGGTAGGTGTACTACTACTAGTTGTAGTATTATTAGAGGTATTACCTGATGAAGAATGATATGACATAATTGTTTACCTACCGAGTCCTGTATTGGGTATTGATGAAAAAGTATTACCTTGAGCAACAGCATCGGCCCCTGTATTTGGTTGAGGGTGGTTATGAGTAATAAGAGAAACATTACCACCACCTGCAAATACATCACCTGAACAGTCAACTAAAGTTGTATTTACGTTAATATTACCACCACAAGAGATTTTAGAGGCCTCTTTTGCTTGTAAATTAAGAGCACCCGCGATTGTTTCACATGAATTTTGAATAACTGTACGATTCGAGTCGCCCTTTACAACAAAGTTTAAATTACCACAAATGGTTTTGTTTTCGTTGTTTCCGATGTTTACAATAGACTTCTGGCCAATGTTGATTGCGCTGTTCTGCGCGATTTCGGTGACAGTCTGTAAGGCTTTTGTACGAATAGTGCCTTTGACTTTAACAGTGTAATCCTTTTCAACTTCGAGGTGATAGTTACCTTTAATAAGTGTTCGACAATCGTTATCTATTGTTAAATTGCAGTTGCCTTTAATATAAATATTGTCGTCTTCAGCGACTACTTTATAGTTTTTACCCTGAATAACTGTAGTAGTTGTACCATCAGCAATGACTTCGCGATAAGTGCCAGACGGTGCATGCACTTCTGATATTCTCTCGAAGTTAGGTGTATCGTCTGATTCATAGGTGTGGCCACCTTCTGTACGAGTTACTTTATTGTTTGGATAAGCAGGCCTTACATTGTCTTTAGGATTTGGGAGGTCGTAAGTCTTTGGCTCAAGATAGTCAGCAGCCAGCTTTGGATCTGGAAAGGTTTTAATATTAGGAGGAGTTGCAGTAGCAATAGTCGTAATATGACTTGAAGCCTTTGCACGATACGCAGTATCAAGTGCGTATTGAGTAGATGATGCTGCCTTTGGTAGATCATTACCATTTTCATAAGGATGTACACCATCAGGATCAGAAAATCCGTCAGACGGAAGTCTCTTCGTAGATTCAGAAGGTAAAGAACCGATGATAAGAGGATCGTTTTCTGTTGCAGGATCAGTAAATATACCAACTACCCATGAGCCTTGAACTAAACCGAGACTTGAACCTATGTTTGATATTGAACCTTCGGTACACGGCATGACTACGCTTGACCATGGAAGGTCTTCGGTGTCAATCATTGTTATATCTTCGGTGTGTTTACCAAAGATACGTACGCGAACTCTATTCTTTTCAGAAGGATCGTTTACATCTTCTATTACGCCTATAAAGAATTTTGATGTTATCATAATTTAGTCTCCTCTTTGAGCGAGTCTGTTTTTACAAGACACTCAGTAGTGTATACATTGTCTTTAAATACGTGTGTGGTGCTAAAAATTAAATAGTTACCTGATAAAAGCTTATCGTATTGTTCAGTTATTGATTTTTTTGTATTTTCCTTATAGGTAGCAGGGTCAGTAGCCTTTGGAAAAAGCAATTTTAAAGATCTACCTGGATTTAATAAAGGATCACCGAATAAAGAAAACTTATGTGTACACACATCGTAAGCAGATAAGTAAGCTTCTGATAAGTGTTTATTTTTTTCAGCAAGTGACGAGACAGTATTAAACCCTTCGAACGATAATTTGTTTACGTATTGATAGTTTATTTTAGCACTCGGTATTTTTTCAAAAGCGTTCGTAGTTTCATTTAAACTATTTGTGGTTTGTTCTTTATCCTGGTTGTCTAATCTTTTTGAAATAGTATTCGCTGCCTTTAAATGCTCTTGCGCGTTAAAAATGTGTTTACGGTATGTTTTAGTACCAATATCGATGTATCTATTTTCCGAAGCGTATTGGCCTAACTTTGCCTGATAGCTAGGAGAAATATTAATCTTAGACGAAAGTTCAGTCATAGATGTACTTCTTTCAAAAAATTCTTCAGGTGTGTTTGAATCTGATTCTATCTGTGATGAGTGATTAATAGATTTATACACTGGATTCTCCTCTAAATCTGTAAGATAGGACAAAGAGGTTAAGTAGACTAGACCATTTAACCTTTGATACATCAGATAAGGCGTATTATTAGAATCAAATGACATCTTTCTAATTCTATTAGCAGCCTTTAAGGGATTGCTAATTGGTATGATACCATCAAATGTCGATAAACAATCGCCATGTATGACTATTCCAGTATTTAAATCGTTTTTGAATATTTTGTCGATTATATTTGTCGAATTACCAGACACTGACCTCGAAATAGTTTTCAATGGAGCGATATAAGCAAACTCTGATACCGCAGTGAGAGTATATACTTGAACCTGGCCATCGTTACCTTTTACGAAATCTTCGTATTTTACTACGAAAAACCTAAGTGAAATAGTCTGCTCAAGATCAAGAGCTTTAGTTTCTATTTCGATATCAATTACCTCATTACCAGTGATATTAAACTCTTCAAAAAAGTTACTTTCATCACGGATGCCTAGCTCTAATACTAGCGTAGGATTAAATAAGCCTTCGTGTATTTTAGTATATCCAACTAGGCCTTTAATATCTTTAGTCAACCCGTTAACATTGGTACATTCGACTTTAATTAATTCAAAACCGGATGTTCTTGTCGAATTACCTTTTGAATCAGCATAACTATTTCTATTCATTTAGTAAATTTCTATATTCTTTAGCAAAGCTTTGAATATACCCTGGCAAGACGTACTTAATTCTTCGCTTTGCGTCATTTTTTTCAATTTGATCTTGCTCAATCGAAATATAATTGGTGGCCGCGATTGGTGAGGAGTATTGAGTGGTTCTTTCGTCTATATTCAATGGATCATAATAATATGCAGGAGCTAATTTTCCATCAAGCCAAGCTTGACTCGCAAGAAGAGTGTAGTCTTCTTCTTTAAAAGTACCATTAGAAGCATCGATTGCAATAGTTGTTCCTGCTCTAAACAGCGAAATAGCTTCTTTCATACTTTGTAACCACAGCGCTCTAAGCCTATCAACTGCAACGTAAGATGTTGTACCTATAGTTTCAGGATTTATGAACTTTACGTGGAAATTAGAATTAGGAATGTTGTCAGTGAAAGCACGCTGCGCCTCTTTCTGAAAACCTTGTAATATAGTATTGCTTACAGCAGCATCACCTACTGCCGTTATTTTTGAATTGTCTATCCAAACCTGTGCATTAGAAGGATCATAATGTATAATTGGTGCTGATGCGTAAACAACGTAAGCTTCACCATTTATGACTGTATTCGTAAATCCAATTCTTAGTTGTAAGTAGTCTTCGTATTTCTCAATCGGCAGTTCTGTAATGGTGTAAATAGGACTATCTGCACCGACATCCAAAAAAGGCATACGAATTACAGACACGTTTTTAAAATCATATTGTAGTTTTGATCTTAATTCGTTTTGTGCCTTAGGCCAAGCTGCTAAGCCATCTTTAAAAATATCATTTGCTAAAAAGAAAGTCCAATAATAATCAGGTGTTCCATACAGCCGCTGTGACAAATTATCAGGGCGTTCTCCATCTAACACATCTATCTGTGAATAAGCTAAAACGTTTTTTGAAAACTTTTCGACCACATCAACATAGCGATAAATGTCAGTGATAGTGTTCTGTATACCGTCATTATTGATGCTATACTGTATTTTGGGAAATTGTTTAAAGAATGCCATAATTAATCATTTTTCATTTTTCGCTTAGCCTCGGCTGCTTCAGCTATCACGCTTTTTAAAACCTTTTGCTGTGTTTGTACTAACTGATCAGCCTGTTGTTCCATGAATCTGGTGTCTGCATTTTCTCTATTACTATTCATTTCAAGATCTTCCATTTCATTACGTGTAAGGACCTTAGTTTCCTGGAATGATAGCGATACAGAAACTTCGTGTGGTGACATATCTGTTCGCCATACGTTATTTTCTGCATTAATGGTGCAAGCAGCAGTAGTTAAATAGCACGCGAATATCTTAGGCATATATTCCAATTCATTCATATTGCCATCTAAAAACTCTACGTGCCATTGGGCAGGATACTGCAATAATAGTTTTCTGCCACCCACTTCACTAGCGTATGTGTTATGCCTAAAGGTATTTTGTATACGATCAATCGCTCTTACTTCAGCAGGGCTTTGGCCAATCATTTTAAAATCAAATTGGAAATTTCTTAAAGTATTTCCACTAAATGTGGTATTTGTTCTAGGGTTGAGTACTTGTTTTGCAGCGAATCCAATTGCGCTCGATACACCTTCCATACCTAGTTTCTTTGCCAATAACATTTTAGCGCCTAAAGATCCACCTGAACCAGCTTGTGTTTTCGCTTCTTTTGCCGCTTTACCGATTTTATCTGTAATAGAACCACCTTGTTGAAAAGCGTTAATCACTTCAGCACCTGCAGCTATATCGCCCATATTGATAGTAGCATATTCTGCAGCGTCTGTAAAGGTCACATTTCCTGGACACGGCAAGCATATCGATTCTATCTTTTTAGTTGTATCGTGCGGCAAGCATACAAATCTTATAACTGGCCTTTGCGATAATTCTAAATCTAATGGGAATTCCAGTGTTGCTGAGTCTTCATTACCTTTACCGACTCCACCTAATCCAGTTGATGCATTTTGTATTGTGTTAGAAATAATTGACATATAAATACCTTTAGTTAAATCTATTTATAATGAAATCATGGCTTATTCCGGCAGATATAAAGTTAAGAATCCTAAAAAATACGAAGGCGATTTTAATAAAATAAAATACCGTTCTTTGTGGGAAAGACAGGCCTTTAAGTGGTGCGATGGTAATCCATCTATTATAGGTTGGAGCTCTGAAGAGGTAGTAGTAGGATATCGCTGTCAAACAGATAATAAAATGCACAGATACTTTGTTGATCTATTCATTAGAATGAAAGACGGAAAGTGTTATCTAATCGAAATAAAACCAAAGGCACAGACTCTTCCGCCTAAACAAAAGAGTCGTAAATCAAAAAAGTATTTAAGAGAAGTCATGACGTATGGTAAGAACCAATCTAAGTGGAAAGCAGCTACAAAGTTTGCGCATAAAAGAGGGATGATATTCCAGGTTTGGACAGAAGAAACTTTAAAGGGTTTGGGTATAAAGTTGCTTACGTAAGTTATAAATAGATAGTATGGCAACAACGTTTATCGATAAAGTAAAAGCTGAAGCATTGAGCGCAGGTCTTAAGCGCGGTAGCGACGAGGCGAAAAAGTGGTTTCAGGAAAAATTAAAGGAAGTAAAAGGTGTAAATCGTTCACAGCTTTTAAAAAATCCTAGTTTTAAGAAAACAGCCAAAGGCAAAATGAGTGAGCAGAGCTTATATGGAAGAATGTTTATGTACTTTTACGATCCTAAGTTGAAAAAGGAATTACCTTATTACGATAGGTTTCCTTTAATATTCTTAGTAGGAGCTGCAGAAGGTGGTTTTTATGGATTGAATTTACACTATCTTCCGCCTAAGCAAAGGGCAATATTTTTTGATAGATTTACGTCTTACACGAATAACAAAAAGTATGATGAAACTACTCGAGTTAAAATGAAATACGAGACTCTTAAACGAGCAAACAAATTATCATTTTACAAACCGTGCTTTAAACACTATTTAACTTCTCAAGTAAGATCGAATATAGTAGAAATACCTGCTAGTGAATGGGATATTGTTTTACATATGCCAACAGAATACTTTACGAAGAAAAAATCAGCTGCGGTATGGGCAGATTCAAAAACACAATTTTAAGGTTAAACATGGGATTACTAAGCGACATAAAAAACACAACAAACCCAACCACTATTGATGGGTTTAAAGCTACAATCGGTAAACGTGGAGGAATAGCCCGTGCTAATAGGTTTAGCGTAACATTCACACCTCCTTCACAAACGTTATTGAATTTAGACTTACAGTCTATGGCAGCTTCTGCGCTAAGTGGAAGTTTTAGTTTAGGCGGATTAGTCAATGATCCGCGGGACATAAGTATATTGTGCGAATCATGCTCGCTACCAGGACGATTAATACAGACTTCAGAGTATGATTCAATGGATAGAACCCCTAAAAAGTTTCCGACTGTAGTCATTGATGAAGATGTAAACTTTAGCTTCTTATTAACCAATGATTATTATATGAAAAAAATGTTTGACCGTTGGCAATCAGCAGTGATTGACGTTGATACGCATTTGGTAAATTATCCGCGGGAGTATAAGAGAGATGTTATAATTCAGCAGTTAGATCAGCAAAACACGCCTGTGTATGGAGTAAAACTTATTAACGCTTTTCCTACAGGTGTTAATAGCGTTGAGTTGAGCAATGAAGCTGTTGACTCTACTACATCATTACAAGTCACATTGGCGTACGATAACTTTGTAGTAGAAGGAGCTATAAGCTCTCTACTTAGCAATATAGGAAATAAACTTAACGTCTTAAGAAGACTAATATAACACAAAACAACTGAAAAACATTATGGCACTACCAGTAATTGAAGCACCAAAATATGCATTAAAGATTCCTTCTTCAGGAGAAATGATTGAATATAGACCTTTCTTAGTAAAAGAAGAAAAAATACTTTTAATCGCTAAAGAAGAAGATAACGATAACGCTATGATCCGCGCTATGAGAGATATCATAGATGCGTGTACATTCAACAAACTTGATATATACAAATTGGCGATGTATGATCTAGAATACATATTCTTAAACCTTAGAGCAAAAAGCGTAGGTGAAACAGCGCAAATACAGCTTGAAGGTGATGATGGAGAATACGTTCCTGTCGAAATCGATCTTACGCAGGTTGAAGTAAAGGGAGAAGTACAACTCAATAGCAAAATTCAAATTACTGCTGATGTAGGAATAACACTTAAAGCGCCTGGCCTAAAAGATATGGAGAGAGCGTCTAATTCTAAAGACGTGATCACGGAATCTATCATTTCTGTTATCGATACTATATACGACGCTACTGATGTATATCCATCCGCTGATTCAAGTTCTAAAGAACTTACAGCATTTGTGGATTCTTTAACACACAGCCAATTAGAAGAAATTAAAGATTGGATGGAAGAAATGCCTAGATTAGAACACACCGTTTCGTATGAAGCTAAGAATGGTAAAAAGGAAGAAAGGACCTTAAGAGGCTTAGGTGATTTTTTCGAATAGCCCTTTCTCATATTAATTTAGAAAATTATTATCAAGTTCAATTTTCTATGGCCCAACACCATAAATATAGTTTAACAGAGCTAGATAATTTAATTCCATGGGAAAGGGAAATATACGTAGGCTTATTAAAGGAACACTTAAAAGAAGAAAAGGAAAGAGAACAAAGGAATACTAAATATGGCTGAAGAAACACCAATAACAAAAAAGGATTTAAGTAGCGTAATTCAAAAGGTTGCGGTTACAAACGAATCTACGAAAGTAGAACTCGCGAATCCTGAGCAAATCGCTAAGCCTATTATTGATCAGCAAAAGGAAAATGATCTTAAAAACCTTGAGAAATCAAGAGAAGAAAGATCTGTTTTTCAAGATATCGCAAAAGGTATTAAAGGTATGGCTGAATCTTTAGATACTGGATTAAGTAATCTTGCTAAGAGTTTCAAAGAAAAAGGTAAAAACATTTTAAAATTTATTGGTATCGCTTTAGGCGCAGCGGCTGGTCTTATATTGGCACCAGTCTTTTTAGCAGTCTCATTCTTCAAACAACTTGCGACCGAAGTTAGATTTTTAAATACACTAACAGGTGGTCGACTTGGAAAAATATTCTCACCAGTTACTAACTTTTTTAGACGAATAAGAATCTTTTTTAGTAGAAAAGGCCCATTTGGTAAAGTATTAAAGGTATTTGATAAAGTAAAAAAAGTAATTAGTGGTGTAGGCAAATCAAGTGGGGTTTTAGGTAAGTTCTTTGGATTCTTAAAAAAAGTAGGAGGTGTCGTTAAAAAGATATTTGGACCTCTCACAAAAGGATTTAAACAAGGCTTTGGTGTAGTCACTAAATTCGCAAAGGTCGCGGGAAGGCTTCTTGGTAAAGTATTTCTACCAATTACGATTCTTATGAGTGTATTTGATTTTGTTAAAGGATTCATGAAAGGATACAAAGAAGAAGGAATCATTGGTGGGATTAAAGAAGGAATCATTGGTGTATTCGAAGGACTCATTGGATCTGTAATGAGAATGCTAGCGTGGATTCCAAGTAAAATCGCAGAACTCCTTGGCCTAGATAATTTATCGGCTTCAATTAAAAGCGGAGTGGACAAAATGCTAGAAGGTATTAAAGACGCTTTTAGAGGTTTTGTAGATATCGTCATAGGAATATTTACTCTTGATGGCGAAAAAATAAAGGGTGGACTTTCAAAGGTTTGGTCTGGAATGACAGATTTTATAACTGGAATGTTTGACCCATTAGTTGGATTAGTTAAAGATCTTTTTTCAATGGACTTTATTGAAGATCTAAGAGACAGATTTAATATAGGCGATATGATGAGAAGAATCTTTGCGAATGTAAAGATTCTAATTGGCGATATGTTTGGCTGGGTGCCGAAATTTGGTGCAGATGCTAAAGCAATGAAAATGGAAGCTCAAAAGGATTTAGTTGGATTGGATATGGCACAGGCTCAAAGAGATCAAGCAAGAGAACAACGACAAGCAGGATCAGTTATGAGTAGTACTTCAACTACTACTACAAATAATTCTCCTATGACTATCGTAGAAAGTCCAACGGATTACAGCAATGCTGCACTTTCTGCAGCCGTGGCCGACTTCTAAAAAAGGAGTGGCCATAAGTAAGTAACAACTATGATATCAAAACTCATTCTTTTTATTCTCGCAGTAACAACTGTTGTGTGTTTCTATCTGCAGTCTCAACAAATACTCGATTTAGAAAATAAAGTTGAGTCACTTGAATCAGATGTAAAAAACATTAACGAAATACTCGACGAGTTTGATGAAGTCTTTATTCTTTTAATTGAAGAAATACGAAAAGAAAAGCGCTATAGCTTAACACGGTTATTATAAAGAAAAAAGGAGTGGCCAATAAGACCACTCCTTCTAGTTAGTTGTTTAGTTTATTTACTGTGAAGCTAATTTTGCAAAATAACTCAAAGTATCTTCACCGTCACCATCATCACCTTCACCGATATTTGGTGTATCGATAATAGGAGACTCAACCGAATTGCCCGTCACCGGTTCTTTAGTAGTATTTAGTTCAACTGTTTGAGAGGTTGTGAGACCTGATGCTACTTCTGCTTCACCAATCACTTCGAACATTTTTTGTTTCAAATCAGCGTATGATTTGTATGATTCAGGACTAGTGAATTCACTTAGCTTATAGAGCTTATTATAAACTTCTTCAAGCTGTGCTTCATCGCCATCGAATAGCGCTACAGCACTATCAAATTCAGACTTATCGTAGTTACGATAGCCTTCAACTTGACGAATCTTAAGCTTAAAGTTTGCACCGGCCCAAAAGTCAAATGGATTGACTGGAGTTTCATCAGCAAACTGAGGTTGCATTACATCCATGATCTTGTCCATGATTTTCTTACCATACTCATAAAGGAATACCTTACCTTCATTTTCAGGATTAGCGGAATCAGAGACAACAAGAATGTTAGAGACGTGGTGCAGACGACGCTTACGCTGACGTGCTGTTTCCTTATCTTCATCACGACCTGTGTTCCACAATTGAGAATTCAATTCAGACACAGGATCTTGTTGACCAATAGAAGTCAAAGACTTTTCGATGTACCAACGACCGGTGGATCCTTTGAATCCATGATCCCAATAACGTACCCAAGGAAGATCTTCACCTTCACCAGCGGGTAGGAAGCGAATAACGGCATAGCCATTACCTGCTTTGTCTACAGTGGGTTTCCACATACGGTCATCACCGTAGGACTTCTTTTCACTATTACCTGCACCGGCTGCGACCAGTTTAGAAATCGCATCATTGCGATTTTGTTTCATATTTGCGAACGACATATTTTGTATTTTATTTATTTTGTTTTAGTATTACAGTGTATTGCACAATGTATAGAGTTTACCATTAACTGACAGAATCTATATTACCATAGTTTGTCTGATGTGTAAAGGTTAAAAGCAACTTTTCTTTCAGCTTAGTTCGTGGTAATGGAGACTGTAGCATGATTAATTTGTATTTAAGTACTAAGTTAATCAGATCTTTATTTATACCTAAGGGATCACTTAGATCCTTCTTCAGGCGGTTAAGAAAGTTGACTAATATATCTACCAGCACAACAGATTCTATGTTAATCTCTTCAGCTCGTAGTGATTCTAACAAAGGATTTCTACTGTTGTTATCAGTGGTTGTGCATAACTGGTCAAACGAATATTCTTGATCAGCCATAAATTTCATATCTTGTGTAAACATATACGATAACTTATCTTGTCGTGCAACGTATTCATCGTATGCAGAATCATTCATTTTGCCAATCCAACCATTAGGATCTTTAATGAGGTTAGCAGTAAACCAATGGATAAGTTTTTCTTGTCTGAATTTACGTGACAGCTTTTCAAAAAAGTATCTATCTCTTCGCCTTTCAAACGTTACCCGCTTCACTGCAGTCTTATAGTTATACTTTACTGCATCGTAGTCAGAAGTAAAGTGTAACTTAAGAGATTGGTAAATTTGGTATGCTTGATAGCCGTCCATTAAAATAGTGTTCCCGTCGTTCGTTTTATAATATTTCTATCCATCGCTTCGACTTCTAGTTTAAGTTTCAATGGCCCTTTGACAAGCTTAGCCATGTCAGCTGGATCAATATGTTTCCTTTCGCATATTTCAATAATAGCTTCAGTGTAAGTCATAGCATCGTGTGATACTAATTTTTCGACTTGTAAACGTAGTTCTTCTTTTGTGATAGAAGGTTTAAACGTTACTTTTTGTTTTGGTATTCTTTCACTCATAGCGCTCTAATTAAAATGGTGTCTTGATTAATCCTACCATTCGCGGATTTACGCTTTGTTTTTAACTCATTAAGCGCTTTCTCAATTTGTTTTTCTGTCCTAGCTGCGATGATTGGAAGGT